GTCAGGGGCAAGGACACGTAAACCGTGTGCCTTGAATCCACCTGGCAAGTTCGCAAAGGTTCCTGCATCAATTAATTGACGCATGGAGGAAGTAGCTGTTTTAGTTAATCCACCAATAAGATGAATGTAACCATATCCGTAAAATCCTAATCCAGGAATCATTGTATAATGTGTAAAATACATTTTCTTTTTACGCATCATATCTTCTGCATCATAGTTTCTTCTAATAGCAAGTACTTCACCATCTTCAGTCATATGTACTATGTATGGCAGTTTAATACCATCTGGGTCTTCAAATCCTGGTAAATCTATATTAACATGCATCTCTAAGATACTTGCATAATCATCATTCTCACCAGGTTTGCTTGAACCAACAGTTTCATCTGATAATTCATCAGCTGATGTTTGGTCAATAGTATAATCTACATCTACATCTACATCCCTAAATACTCCTGCTAATTGCATTTTCTTTATTTCGTTTTTAGATATTAAATATTTGTGAGTATAACGTTCTGCTGTTTCTAAATCAGATGCATAATAGTCTACATAAAAATCTTGTGCTTTTATAAATTCTGTAACTGGTCTTTGCAAGGCTGGATTAAAATAAGTTTTATTAAATGATGTACCATATAATGCTACATGAAATAACATCTTATCTAACTCAGGCCCATACTCAGGCATTTGTGTTTGTGTTTGCCAATTTAAAAATTGACGTACACGATTTGATTGATCTAATTTTTCTTGAGTTTGAGTTCCCATTATTACAGTACGCACAGGGCCTTCTGTTGGAAATAATTCTTTATATGCTTTTGCTTGAAACTTTACAACTGCTTGAGCTAATACCGGATGTGTAACTCCTGATGAGCCTGGAAATGAACCAGCTGAATCATCATATTGTAATCCTAAAAGATTAATACCATCTTCTGCTATCTCATCATATTCTTCTCGTGATTGTTTATCTCTATCAAAACCTTCTAATAACTCTTGTGCAACTGCTTGCACTTCTGCGTCTTCCATAACATCTGCTAAGTTAGCATCATGTTCTGTATCCATCATTGGTTCTTCATCAAGAAGACCCATTGCATCGGCTTCGTCTATTTCTGTTTGATCTGTTAATGTAACTTGCGCACCGCCATCTTCCATAGCCGTAATATCTTCAGAAGTTGGTATTTCTGCTGATATCGCGTCGTCTTCCAATTGTATTCTTTTTTCTATTGCCATTTATATCCCCTAATAGTAACGTCTAGATTCTCTATTATAGATCTCTTTCTCTCTTTTGTCAAGGAATGTGTCAGCTGTGTTTGATACATAACCACCATTTCTCATCCACAACAGAGCTTGTGTTACTGTATCTACTAAGTCATCATGAAGTCCTGTAGGAAATGCTCTGATCTCATCTATTACTTCCATAGCCCAATCTTTTTTAAATGGTGCATAGATTCTACCATTGTGAAATAAAGAAGATATTGCATAAGCCCGCGCAACCTTGTCTCTATCTGGTTGAAACTCAAATATAGGAATACCTGTCAAACGCAAGTCTTGTATTAAAGATTGACCTGATGCTTTTTTCTCGATTAATACAGAATCTGGATTGTGTTCGTGGTATTTAGATACTGCTTTTTCTCTAAGCGTAGGAAAATCCCATCTACCTTTCTCAGCTCCTAATAATATAAGATTTGGAACTTCTAAACCAGAACTAAATACTCCCCATGTGGTTACAGCACTATAATCGGCTGTACTTCTTGTAGAAAATGCTGTATCCCATGATTGTATGATATATTCGCAATCAGGGGGGCTGGGATTATCCCAGTTTTGCCACCAATCTAGCTTAATTATATTACCTTCTTCCGCAGAAGGTGCTTGTCCATAGAGTGCATCGAATTTAAAGGGGGGCGTATTGTTTTTTGTACGTATTATCTCTTCAGTTGACCAACAAAATCCGTTTTCTACGTCTGCTTCTGGCCAAAATGACTCCCCAAGCTCTAAATTAGTATAATTTTGCGACAAATATCCTTGTTTTACAAGTTTTTTTCGTGCTTCTTCGAGTTTTTCTAAAGATTCTGTAGTATTTAGGGCCGGTATGCGTACTACTTCCCACTTATCTGACATAGGTGAGCTGTCTTCCATGGCTAATAGGTGGCCAGAAAGATCTCTTTCATGCCATCTTGTCATAACTATAACTATTTTACCACCAGGCATGAGCCTTGTACGTAAACCAGAGGCATACCACTCGTTTAAACTCTCTCTTCTAGTCTTAGAAAATGCGTCTTGCTCTGATATTGGGTCATCTATAATAGCAAGATGGGCACCAAAACCAGCAATACCTGATCCAGAACCAGCTGCTAGGAATGAGCCTGCATCTTTTCCTTTATGTTGTAGACTCCAACTGTTTGCTGCTCTATTATCTTTACGAATGTTTGTTTGAGGGAATATAGCTTTGTACTGGGGTGTGTTTATTATATCACGAATAGCGCGGCCGAACCTTGTGGCTAAGTCATCACTGTGTGATACTGCAATCTCTTGCCAATATGGATTCTTACCTAGAGCCCATGCTGGAAAGTATGTTGATGTTATAAGTGATTTACTAGAACGCGGCGCAACAAAGACCATGAGCCTGTCATTTTCATTGTTGGCTATCTTCATGAGTTCATCGCATAGAACTCTATGGTGTGGGCCAATACTAAATGAGGGATTCATTAGCATTACAAATGCTAACAAGTCATCTCTTGCTTGTTTAACAGCTAGTCTTGAGGCGGCGTTTCTATCTTCTACTGTTACAGACATATACTGTTTTTCCCCATATCACTAATTGTGAATGTAAATCTTCTGGTGGATTATCGGGATCGTATAAGTTTAGTTGTGGGTTTAGTACCATATTTGTATCTCCTGTGATTTGTATGGTTGGCATTAAAACTTTTTACTGTATGAAATACCAATTTTGTTTTTACCTACGTTTAATTTTAAACCTTTGGGTATAATCTTTTTTACTTTTTTATACCCAGGTATTTTTTCTGCAGCTTTGTCAAGCTTGGGTGCTATGTATTCGTTGTATAACTTTGACACTATCTACTCTTTGCTATTTTAGCTTTAGTCATTTTATTTTTTCTTTTCATTGTTTCAGCAGGTGTTTCTCCAGATAAAGCCAATGATAAATCTACCTCACCTTCACTTGTTTTTATTGGATCATATGTTCCTGAAGGATTTTTTATACCTTTAGAACCTTTTTCTAAAATTCTATCTGTTCTTGAACCTTTATGAACACCTTTAGTTAATTGAGTTTTTGGTTCAGCAGCCATCTTCTTACGAAGTTTGTTTTTAGCTTTACCTTCAGCACCTCTATCAAATGTGCCTTCACGTTCTTGTTTCTTTACAGAACTTAATGCTTTTTTAAATGAAGCTCCATCAGCTTTCATTCTTTTCTTTAATTTATTCATTTGAACGGCATATTTACTTCTACCGTCTTCAGTTTTTTCTTTAGTTAACTTATCTTTATTTGCTAATAACGCTTTGATTTGCGCTTCATATCCTTCTACTGACATAGTATTTACTTCCCTTCTACGAGTTTTAATTTTGGTGCTGCAATTTTCTTGAGTCTTTCTACATCTCTTTCTATATCTTCATCAGAGTTGCCAGATGCAAAAGCATTCTCTACAGTCATCTCGGTGATGTTCTTTTCAGTCCACATAGCCTGGTGTTTACCAAGTAATTCAAGGGAGCGGATAGCCGCGTTGTAATCGCCTTCCTGCTCAGTTTTTTCAGCAATACGTACTAGGCGGCGTAATATATCATCCGCTTCAATTTTAGTACGCTTTGTTTGGTCGGCCTTGAGTTCTGAGATTCTCTCAGCCACAGCAGGATTCCGTATGATTTGCCAAGCATTTTTCTTTGCATGTTGTTCTCCGTATCCAGCACGTATGGCAGCACGAACTGCGTTGAGATCTTTTATAAACTCTAAGCAGAACTGCTCTTGTTGTGCGGTTAATGTATCGCCTTTTGCCATAGATTAAATTATACATGAAAAGGTGTTGTAATACAAGGGGGGCTAGGTTATAATGTGAGTGTATATCGCATTGCGGTGTACATCTCCTGTAATGAGAGGGGTTCAAAGCGCATACCACACACATCACACACTAAAAAGCGCTACCCCTCTCGACTTAAAAAAAAGTCTAAAATTTGCTAAAATTTTTTGAGGTGTATATGTATGTATGTATGTGTGTAGATTTTTTCCCCTGCCCCCTCTGACCGAGCAACCCCACCCCCAAGCAACGCCTTATTTTTGACACATTTGAATTGTGTCAGAATTATGTTTGTTGTATTTATGCAACAAAGCCCTTCCAACCTCGTTTGGCTATGCGTTTTCGACATATTAGCTATGCAATCTTAGCATAATACTTGCCTTATTTATGCCACATTTATATTCTATCCTATAACCATAGCAAGATAAAAAGCCCTTGCTGTAAACCTAGCTATCCCTTCTTGATATTTAGGTTTTGAATGGCTTGACGAGGTGATGCTTATGTATCGTAACTCAAACAGCGTATTCACTCAAAAAATGCTACCTATAGGCAAAAGCCCTATATATAACAGCGTTTTGAATGAGTACCAAAATAATGACACTAGTTCAAAACTAGTAATGAAGTACGCAACAAATCCGACTTCAAGACAGCAATTTATCGCTAGGTCGTTGCAAGTAAAAAGTGACAATGCTGTCACAATGTTAGCTAATAAAAAGCGACTAACCAAAAGAGAAAAGGCAATATTAAAGATGATGACAGGGAAATAAACCCTGTCATAATTCAGCCATAATTATATTGTATAACTTGGCTTAACAAAAAAGATAGAGGTATCTTATGACTAAAAAAGATTATGAGAAAGTCGCTCGAATTATTGGTAAACTTACAGCGAATAATTGTGAAAGTTTAACAAAACAAAACTTGATTAATGAGTTTTCAAGTTTATTCAATGAAGATAATTATAGATTTTCACCAAGAATGTTTCAGAAGGCTTGTGAGCTTTCAAGAGATTTTAACAACATAACAGCTAAAGCGAGGTAAATA